CCTTCGGTGCTGGTAACACCGGAGGAGGTTTTCTTTTTTATTCGGTCATTTCTTCCTCTTCATCATCTACTGATTCCGGGTTCTCCGACACATGCGTGATGGAAAGGCTCTGGCGGTACTGCTCTGCCAAAACAGTACGTTTAAACTCTGCCGTCGGTGCAATTTCACCCACCAGCTTTTCAAGATCATCCAGCGAGACACGGAAGAATTCCTTGCGCAGGTTGACCTTGTTCACGCGCTGATCGTTCAGGATGTGGTGCAGCCGGGTTTCCAGACTAACTGCATCGTCCGAGAAGATCATCGAGTGAACGTCAAACGGGAACGGCACGCTTGCGCTGCCCAGCTCGTTCACACGGTCCATGGGTTCCAGACGGCGGGTCATGCCGATTTTGAACACATTCTCACCAAACGAACCGATGTTGCTGATAACGTACACATTGCCAGCCTTGCCATTTTGCAACTGGACGATCTTATCACGCTGCTCTGCCACTGCACCCAACTGGCGCTGCAGCTCCTCGATACGTGCCTGCAAGAGCTTTGTCTTTTCATCATCCGCAGACTGCATCTGCTCTGTCAGCTGGCTGATCTGGTCGTGATACTTGCTTTCTTCCTTCTCGATCTGTTTGCGCTGGCGCTCCAACTCGCGGCGCTCTTCCGCTTCCTGCCGCATCTGTTCACGGATAGCACGCTGCTCCTCACGGGCGCGCTCTTTCTGAACATAATATTCATACTCAATTTTAACGGCTTCCTGAAAGTAATAATCCAGCTCACCAATAAACTTCTTGACAGTGGGAGAAATACTCTGGTTGCCATCTGCTGCGATCACATAATATTTGTTAGTGATCGTTTTGATATCGTTCAGTGCATCATCCAGTTTGCCAAAACTGATATTATTCAGCACATTCTGCAACTCTGCCGACAACGCAATGACCATCAGCCGGTAGATCGTGATGTTGGTCTTTGTTGTATAACGATCTTTGTATTTTTCAAAGGTCGCCTGAATGTTCTTTTCGTTTTCCCTATACCGTTTGCGCAGTTCCTTCATGTCCAGACACTGGAGCGTGAGGGTCACGGTGGGCTGCATCAGGGAGTCTGCATCCTTCAGCAGGGCATCCACAGACGGCAGCTCGTCCTCAGTACCAAAGACTTCACTTGCGTGCTGGATTGCCTTGATCAGTTCCTTGCTGCGGCGCACCTTCTGCTCTGCGTTTTCAGCACTCTTGCGGCTCTTTTCTTCTTTCTTGGCGAGCTCGTCAAGATGATTTTTACTTTGAAGAATCCACTCTTCAAGTTGAAGTTTCGTGGTTGTCAGCTCTGCATTTTCCGTTCTGGCCTTTGCCGTTCCATCTGCACGAGCTTCCGCAGAGATTTTGTCAAACAAAGCCTGCTGGTCAGACAGCTGTGCATTTAGCTTATCCAGCTTATCTTGCAGTTCTGCCTGTTCCTGTTCCATGCGGACAGTAGATGCACAGTTCGCACACAGGCCATTGGTCAGCTTCAGAAAAAAGCCTTTCCGGCCGCATCGGGTACATTTTGGCATTTTACGATTCCTCCTCGTTTACACCTTCGTTGTCCTTGTAATAGTAGTACGCACGCCGTACATACTCTTCCGTGGTATCCAAAAGTTCTGCTATTTCGCAGGCATCCCGCCCTTGTTTCAAAAGGCCAAACAGTACATCTCTTGGGATTGCGTGCCGGATATACCAGCGATCCGCTCGAACTTCGTGCCGCTCTACAATATCAAACGGCATTGTGATTGAGTAAAACCCGCCATATAAGCAATGCCCCAATTCATGGCCGATGCGAGCCTGCTCTTCCGCATAAGTATATGAGTGGGAGCTGTCCATTCCGATGTAACATCGACCACCAACTTCCGTAGACATGCTGCCCACGATCGGCAGTGGATAGCGTACAACTTCCACATGATTTTCGGCCGCAACTTTAAAAAAGTCAGCCCTTGTTCCCATTTGCATCCCGCTCCTTTATGAACCGGACAAACTGCTTAACTTCTTCATACTGGGCATCTGACACTGGTCCACCGCCAAAGAGAGCAAATTTAATATCATCATCCGTGACCCCGCTGCCCTGTGCAGTGGGGCTTTTTTGTTCTCCAATCAGATAATTCATCGACACACCAAAGTAAGCCGCCACTTTAGAAAGCGTATCGCCTGAAGGTGTTGCACCCGTATTTTTCCACTTTGTAACGGTCGAATTGCTCAATCCAATCTCTTTTGCGGCACGGCTACAGCTTACACCCTTTTCCTGACACAACTCATTATAAAGGTCATAAAACACAACTTTCAACGCTCCTTTTTGTGCAGAGCGCCAAAACTAACCAAATTCAGATTTTCCCGTTGACATTCTAACCAAATTCAGATATTATAGTGTCACAGTTGAATCTGGTTAGCAAACAAAGCCCGGTATCAACTGAATGGCTCAGGCTAGAATTTGCGCTGGATAATTGTTAGCATCATCATCTTACCGCAAATTCTAACCAAAGTCAAGTTTTTGTGCTGAAGGAGGTTAGAATTGTATGCCTGCACAATGGACCGGTGAACTTGTTGGAAAAATGCACAACGCTGGTGTCACCGGCAAAGAACTTGCCGCGCAGATGGGGAAAAATCCAAAGTACGTTTCTCAAGTGCTGAATGGCCACTATGCGCCGAAAAAATCTGAGAGTGAGTTTAATGCCGCGCTCACTGCAATCATCGAAGCAAGAAACGAAAGGGGAGCATGATACCGTGAAAAAGCCTTATTTGAAGCTTCGCCATCTGATCGAGGACGAAGGATTTGACATTAAAGATCTTCCGGCGCTGACCGGCATTCCCCGCAGCACTTTGAACGATCTTATCAATGCACCGGAAAGTGCGGGGACGTGGCGCTGGAAGCATATTGTGTCCATCTGCCGGGTCCTGCACATCCCGCAGGAGAAAATCGGGGAGTATTTCTTCCCTACTACTGAGAGGGAGGAGAAATCCGCATGAGCAAACCGTACACCCTTGCATCCGAGCGGGCCGACGCACCCACCGGATGCGCATACGTGGCACCGACGTTCTGGAACAAGTGGTTTCGCTGGGATGGAAGCCGGGCATCCGGCCACTACCTGCTGGGCGGACGCACGCGGGACGAGCACCACACCGGCCTGCAGATTTTCGCGGACGGTGAGTGGCACCCGGTCGTCGGATGGACGTTAGACAACTGCGGACCCGCAAACGATTATTTTCAGGAGGTAGGAGCATGAAGCCTGAAAGTGAATATATCCTGCGATCTGCTGCCATTTTGGCACATTCAGCGCTTGATGATGCCAGTGCCGTAAACTCTGCACTTCAGTACGGTGGCACACCTGATCAGATGGCCGCTGTAAAGAAAACTGCACAGACGGCCGATGATGCAATCAATCATGTGCAGAATCTTCTCTACATTTTAGCTGATTTGGAGGGTATATCCTTATGAGAATCAAATCCGGCGTGTGGTACTGGCTGGCCGTGGCCAGTGGGGCCGTGGGCCTGCTGTACGGCATGGGGCTGGAGGGCAGCTTCCAGACCGGCGGCACCGTCTCGGACGGCGCGTTCATCACGGCAATGGTGCTGATCCTGCTGGCGG